TTCCGACACAATAGACGTGCCCAGGAATCGGCCTTTCGTAGACCGACAGCCTGCCTTGTTCCCACGGGACGCGGGATAGATAGAAGCGAGCGTTCACGGGTTCCACGTCCGGCCGCGCATGATCGCTGTGACAGTGCCCCCTGTGATTCCGTACTCGCTCGCAGCCTTTCGCCTCGACATACCGCCCTCGACGAGCCGCCGAATCGCATCAGCCTTTTCCTGAGTGATTTTGGCCTGGTGGTGGCGCTCGGTGCGTCTTCCATGCCAGATTGTCCAAGCGGGCGTTGGCTGGGTTCCCATCAAGATGGGCGCACTCCATCCCCGGCGGGCACGGTCCTACAAAGGCTTCGAGTACGAGATGGTGGACATACCGCTTTATCCGTGTGCCATCTTTGAAACTTCCCACAGCGACCCCGAGGTAGCCCCATTGAGTGATCGGCCACGGCTTCAGGATGATCGTGCCGCTGCCACCCCTTCGGCGCGGGACCGTACTACGAACCCTTCCGAAGCTGGAGACCTCGTACCCCGCGCATCCTGCCACGTCCCGCCATTCCTCTGTGTTCATTGGACCATAATACCGTGAACCGGCCCTGCGGCCAGGAGAGGGGTGAGAGGTAGAAACGAGCGAACATGAAAAACCCCGCGCCCCGGACAAGCCAAGACGCGGGGCAACTTGGACAAACTCAGGATACGAGGCAGGGGAGAGATTCCGGCGAGCGTGCCCATTCGCACGGATCGTCGTGTTTGACCGCGATCATGTCGCGGAGCATCTGTGTTGCGGCCTCACAGACCCTTCGACGGGCGGCGGCGTCGGCGGCGGCGTAGGCGGCGTCGGCGGCGGCGGCGGCGGCGGCGTCGGCGGCGTAGGCGGCGGCGTAGGCGGCGTAGGCGGCGGCGGCGGCGTGGGCGGCGGCGGCGTGGGCGGCGGCGGTGGCGGCGGCGGATCGAACCTCATTCGCCTTACCCCGTGCGCTGATCGCGCTCGCCTTATCAGTGATGGGGGGAATGGCCTCCATCAACTCGGCGAGCTTGACATGCTTCCGCGCCCTCATTCGCATCGGCGCGAACACCCGAACCGCGAAATCTGCCGCGATGTATCCACGCCGAACCTTGTCCTCCCGCGTGCCGACAGTGCCCGCGAAGTCGAACAGTATCGGGGCCAGAAACTCATCGCGCTCAGCCTGAGTCATCCAGTCGTTGATCCGTCGCGCAGCAGCACCGATCACGGGGCAGACGCACTTCGGGGTGTCGCTGTGCGATTCGCCAGCGATGTAGGCCACGGCTTCCATGACGCAAAGCTCGGGGCCTGCTTGCTTGTGCGAACCGTGAGCCAGACGGACGGAGCGGAAGTCGAACATGATGAATCTCCAAGTCGGTCGGCGGCATTGCCGACGCTGGTTTTTACCACGCCGATCTCAGGGAGTCAATGGGTGCCGCTGCCGTTCAGCCGCACGCCCCGCCGCTCGACCACGCCGGGCCGCTGACCCATGCGACGGTCAGGCTCGAGGCTCCCATTCTCGCCGTCGCTGTACTTCGCCAGCATGATCCGCAGGTGCTCAATGCCCTCGGGGTCGAACACGGGATCGCCGATAGCCGTCTCGAAGCCGCCCTCATCGCGGACCTTCTTTTCCTTCGCCGAACTCCACGTCAGGCCCCGGAAGTACCGCACCTTGTCGGGCGTCATGGAGGGGTTGTCGCCGATGCCACCACGCGGCCAGACCCAGAACTCGGGGTGGAGCTGGGCCCGCATCGCCTGGGACTCGTCCATCCCCTTGGCGTTGTGGAACTCCAGCCAGACGCGGTATATCTCCTGCTCCATCCATGACCCGCTCATGTCGGTGGCCGTGGCGGAGATGACGTACCGCGTCTCGTTGCGTCCCGCGCCGCGAGCCCGCAACTCGCGGAACAGGGGCAGCGGGCATTCCTCGTCGATCACCACGAGGTCGGGGTTGATGCCCTCGACAAAATGCCAGTCACGCTCGCGGGGGATGACGTACATCCTCGATCGGTTCGGCCACTCGTAGAAGTTGTCCGCCCGGTTGTAGGGGACGGGGCCGAATATCTCGTCCTCAAGCTGGGGTTGGAGAAGCTCGAACGTCCTGAACTGCGGGCAGATCCACAGGATGATGGACCGCTCTTTGCGTTCGATCTGCCACTGGGCTTCGTTGCCGACCGCCGTCGTCTTGCCGAAGCGGTTGCCGGGGAACAAGGCCCGGAGCCGGTGCTTGCTGGCGTGGAACTGCTGCTGGCCGTTGGCGTGGGGCTCATAGGACAGGTGCGGTCGCACCTTCTGATCGGCCTCGGCAATCGCATTGGCAAGCGGCTCAAGTTCGGGGTCGATTGGCACGGTGGATGATACCGCGCAAGAAAAACCCCTCCCCAGGGCTCGCAACCCTACGCGGAGGGGAGAGGGATGGGAACTTCCGAAACCACCCCTCCGCTCTTTCGATGCGGAGAGGCCAGCCCTTGCGGGCGATTGACGCTCAGTAATCAGGGCTCTCGCCGAGGTCGTCGCGGTCGTAGCCGTCGATGTGGTCGGCGGCGCGGCGTTGTGCTCGGTCGATTGCGGCTTCATCTTTGCGTGCCGACTCTCGCCAGGGCCTTCATCCGTCCGGCGTGAGTCTTGAGGCCCGAGGCGCGATGAATGGCGACGCTCAACTCCCGGTAGCGGTCAAACTGCGGGCGGGGGATGAACTCGCCGCTATTCATGCGGTTCACGAGTGAATCACGCTCGGCCCGCAGCGGGGCTACCGCTGCCCTCCACTCCGCTGCCACCTGCGATGACTTGGAACTGTCGTGAGCCGCAACCGGAACTGGGCCACGATCCCGCCGCACTTCTACGACCGTGTTCTTGCCATGATTCTCGCCGCCGCACTTGCAGTTACAGTTAGGCCCCTTGGCCCCTGTGCACCGGGCGTCGCAGGCACAGAGTGTATGGTCTGTCACAAGCCGATCTCGCTCCACTCGGCCCATCAACTCGCAAGAACCGCCGCACCCACAGTTCAGTTGCGGATACCCACGCTGGTTCTTGGGGAGTTCGTCTGTCTCAATCGAGAACACGCCGAGACAATCGAGGCACCTCCAGTACCACCGATTCACCGTCTTGCACATTGTGCTTCTCCATCGTTTGCCGCTTGCGAGGCGGGCCAGCGGAATGCTGACGGGGGAAAGGTATCGCAAAACTTTGCCGATGTCAACCCTGAATCAGCCCCTCTTTTTTCGCAAGCTCCCGCAGCCGCGCCGGGATCAGGTCCGGCCTCCCGCTGGCAATGTACAGGTTGATCTTCTGGAGGTCCGTCATCGACGCGGCCAGTTGTGCGGCCGATAACTGCAACCCGGCCTTGCTGTTGGCGTCGTCGTCGGCATGGTGCTCGTCGGCTTGGTTCTGGGCCACCATCGCCACCAGCGTCCGAGCCGCCGCAATCTGGTTGCGGTGGTTCGGCATCGTGATCCGGCCCGTCGTCCGCAGCGGCCCCTTCGACTCGGACCCGCCATCGGAAGTCTCAAACTTCTCAATCTCAAAGACATCCGTCTCCGCAATCTGGCCGAGGATCGTCACGAGCCGCTGACGCCGCTCCAGGGACACGGGCCAACGCTCAGAAATTGCACGTCGAATCAGATTCGCGTCAGAAATTGTGCGGTTGGGGTTGGACAGAAGGCCCCCCACTCCCCCCGTGTTTTCAGGAGGTTGGCCGTTCTGGTCGCTCATGACAGGATGTTACCCAGTGGAAAACGCGCGGAACGCGGCATATGAGCGTGAAAAACGCGGGTTGGAACGGTCCCCGCGCTGTTGATAACTCTGGGTGTTTGTGGAAAGCCCGTCAAGTACCGGGCGGGGGCGAAGTCGTTGTGATCGTCGGCCCGCTCGGCGTGAGGTCATCGAGCTTGTCGTGCAGCCGCTTCACGCCCCAGGCGATCAGGCCCGCCAGCGGCACGCCCAGCCCGTACGGAACCAGCGACGAAACGGCCACCTCAGTCGGCGGCGCGGCGGCGTCCACGGTCGCCAACACCTGTCTCCCCGCTGAGCTGGCGGTCTGCGAGCCGTCCGCGTTCTTCGTGGGCTGGATGGCTTGACAGGCCCCGACGACGCTGGCGAGCGCCAACATCACTACGACGAGGAAGAGTCGAAGGGAGTAGAACGTCCTGAGCATGATTCGCCTCCGTGCGGCACCGATGAGGTCCGGCTCGTGCCGAGAGTCCGGAGAGCAAAGCCCGCGACCACCGCCCAGAACGTGAAGCCGAGCGGGTGCTCGGTCAGATCCAGCGGCACGCCCATCGTCTCGACCGGGAACGCCCCGAACTGCTGCGCCCACACGATCAGGACGGCAACAGCGAGAACGACGGCAAGGGCCTTGCTCATAGGGCGGATCGTACCAGAGTCAGGGGGTCGGCGGTGCGGCGGAGCCGCTGCCGTTGAATACAGCCGCCGCTTTGTGCAGTTCCGACCTGATGAACCCGGCGGGATTCTTCAGGTTCGCGCGGCGGGTTTTCGCCGACCTGATCGCGGTTGCGTACGTGCTGGGCGGCAGCGCAAGGGCCACCAGACCCCTTGCCGCCGCGAGGTCGAACCAGCCCTGACCGTCCTTGAGCCAGTCTGGGGCTTTCGACAACGCTTGAGCCGCCCTCTCCCCTTCCGGCGTAAGCGCGGAATCACCACCACCACCGGCCGCAGCCTGGGCGTGGTGTTGGTGTTGGTGATCGGAATGGTGTTGGTTTTGGTGATGGTGCTGGTGGTGGTGTGGAGAGGATGGAATGGGATTCTCTGGCGAATCCTTGGATTCCCTGCTTTCCCCTTGACCCGCCGGACAGCGTTGTGTTCGCTTTCCGTTCTTAGATGAGGCGGGCTGGAGTTCCACAAACCCCTCGATATGGGCGAACGGATCGCCGTCAACTGCATATGGGGTGACGAGGCGGGCGGACGCGAGTTCTTGCATCCATCCCGCCACCTTTGCCGCCGACACCCGGCGTTTTGGTGATGCCTCCGCTCTTAGGACTTCTGGATCGGCGCGGAAGTTTCCGAAGTCGTCCGCGAGGGAGTGGACGCGCCAGAACCACGCCTCGGCTTCGATGCTCACAGAGTTGATCCGCTTCCCGTGCAGGAAGCCGGAGTAGATGCGGCGGTAGATGCCGCGCGTGAGGTCTGTGTACTCACTCGGCATTCTGCCGCTCCATTTCCCGCTCCCGCGTTCTGCGGGCGCAGCCACAGACGTACTGAATCGCGCTGGAGGGCTTCACGTTATGCCGAGACGCTGAGCAGTACCACGCGAGAAGCTGATCGGCCCCGAACTCTCGCAGAAGGTTGGTCGCCGTTGCAATCTCCTGGGCGTCGATGTGGCAACGCTCCGTCTGGTAGGCGTCGCACTTGAGATTCACGATCTCTTGTTCGAGGCCCTTGCGGGCATCGATCGCGCTCTTGATCCCGTCTCGCAATGCTTCAAGGTTGCTCCGATGCTCGTGTACGCGGCGCACTACTTCCTCGGAAGTCGGAATCTCTTTCAGGCTCCGAGCCCCTTTGCCGCCGTTGCACCGCTTGCACGCGGTCACGAGATTGTTCAGGCTGTTGTCGCCGCCCTCAGCCACCGAAAGAACGTGGTCGATGACGAGCTCCACACCCTCAGCCCCGGCCTGGGCTCCGCAGTATCGGCACGCGAACCCGTCGCGGTAGAAGATACCCCATCGAATCGACGCCTTGATGCTCTCGCGTTGTCCTGCAGCCATGTGCCGTGTCCTGCGCGTGCCGCCACCTTGACGCGAGGCCCTAGCTGGTTCGCGTTTTCGGTGGGCGGCGGAGGTCCGGGTTGTGACGGCGTGCTAGGGCCGGTGAGTCCGAGTTTACCGAAGTCTCACACGGCCCGCTCTGGTTCCTACAACCGACAACCCACACCCCGGTTATCCCCGTGGATGAAACGCCCAGCACGAACCCGCGCCCGTTCTCGTCCGGCGCGGACCTGAGGATGACGCGGGCGAGCTTCGGACCTATTCCCGTCATAAATCCCCGCCGCGATCCGCGAACCACGGCGGGGTGCGATTCCACCCTCAACGAGAGGGCTGCCCACGCGGGGTCATTACAGGTCCGCGTGGGCGTGGGGTCCGTCTTTCCCGCCGTGCGGCACGATCAAGTCCTGCCCATCGCCGTACGCGGCCTGGGCGTCTCTGAGGGCGTCGATGCGGGCCTGCCGCAGCGGGGCGATGCGGGCCTTGGCCGTCTCAAGCTCAGTAACGAAAGTGTGCAGCCGGTCCTCAAGCCGCTCGATCCACTCGTCATCCCGCTCCAGCGTGAGGGTCACGGGCGGCAGGAGGGGCATGTGGCTGTACAGGTCCACCGACTCATACTCGCAGATGTACAACTGCCCCTGGGCTTGGCACCAGTAATCGGTCTGGAGCCGCCGGGGGTCGGCCATGTACATCAGGTGTGTCTCGATGCTCGGGCACTTCACCTCCAGAAGCCGTCTGGTTTGCCCTACGAACCTGTCAGGGCTCGCCCCTACGAGCCCGTCGTCCCGCAGGCAGAACCCCACCGGAACGCACTGGGCGTCATTGGCGAACTCGTACGCGGCAACGGCGGCGGGCTCCAGCTCCTTGCCCCGCTCGCAGTACTGGAACGCCTCATCGTCCACGGGATGCCCCAGGAACCATTCGGCGAGCAGCTGGCCCATGTACTTGTGGCGGGCTTCCGACAGGTCGCCCCGAGCCCGCGTGATGATCCTGTCGAATGCGGACGCGGTGGGGATGCCAAGGCGGGCATCGATCCATTCCTGGGAGCCCTGGACGCAAGACACGATTCTCATGGCTTCCCGCCCTTCGCCGCCTTGCGGCTGTTCAGCATCGCCATTGCGGTGGGGTACTGGAGAGCCCGCAGGTCCGCCACCTTGCCCGCGCCGGGGAACGTGGCGAGGAACTTCTTTTCGTCGATCCCCAACTCGGCCAGAAGCGACAGGATCGTTTCGGCTTGGTTGGGGGTAATCTGTCGCATCCCCTGCACGTCGGCCCCGTCCGTGTCGGGGTCGGTGGTCGTGAGCCCCAGGACGCCGATCAAGGTCTGACGCCGGGCGAACGTGTACGCGGCGGCAACCTTCTGCTGCGCCGACATGGCCGCGTTCGTTTCGGTGGTCGTGGTCCAACTTGACCGCTCGCTGTGGCCGTTGACGTGCGAGAGGATGCAGGTGCAATGGAGCTTGCCGTTGGCGTCCTCGGTGTCCCAGGTGTACGACAGGCCCTCGGCGGCAAGGGGGCCGTCCACGATGCGGACAATCTCGGGCAGGTCGGCGAAGCTGTACGAATGGCTGTAGCCGCCCTCGCGCTTGGTGATGTTGGCGGTCTTGTTCTTGACGATGGGCGGGCAGTTGGCCCGGAACCGCATCCGGGCCGCGTTGAACTCGCGGGCGGCGTTGCGGTCCTCGACGGCGTTGTGCAGGGCCACAAGTTCCTTGAGGGCGGCGGGGTCGATCTTGTGCTCAAGGGCGAACCGGATGAGCCCGCTGGGGCTCATCTGCGGCTCGCCGACTCCGGGCGTGCTGTCGCGGGGTGCAAGTTCGGCGGTCATGGTTGGTGTCCTTTCAATCCTCGCCCGCCGCGTTCCCACGAGGGGCGAAGTCGCACTACTTCTTGAGGTTCGCCAGCTTCGCCGCAGACTCCGAACGCACAAGGTCCGCCTTGACCCCGGCGATGGCCCGCAACAGGGCCATGAGCCGGTTGTGCTCGGCGTTCTTCAGATCGCCTTTGATGTCCTCCATCGCGGCTTGCTCGACGGCTTCCAGTGATTCAACGGTCAGCTTCATGTGGTCCCTTCCTTGAAAGTCGCCCCGGTCGCACGCGGGGCGGGGTTTAGTGGGCTTCGACGGCGGAGTTGGGGGCCGGGACATCGGTGGGAGCGATGTCGAACGCCGCCGCGAGCCGCCGCTCGACCTGGGTCAGTTTGGCGATTGCCCCGGCGCAGGCTTCGTGAGCGTTGACGGATGCGGCGTCTCCGGGCTCGTCTTGGCTGAAAAAGAACAGCACCGACCCGGCACTCTGAATGGCTCCCGCCAGCGTCTCCCTGATCCTGTTCCGGTCTTCCTTCGTGAGCGTCACCTTCATCGCCGTTCTCCTGTTTTCTCCGCGTCTGTCGCGGCCCTCTGCCTCGTGCCCAAGGCATCGGGCGGTGACAGGCACCGTGTGAAGCCGCGCCGAGGAGCTAGGCGCGGGTTTGAAGTTCAACCTCATCAATGTCGGGGGCGTAGGTGGTGACGCCTTCCAGCGCTTCCGCAATCATCTTCTCGTACTGGTCCAGCCAGCACGTCCCGACCACGCCGCTGTCGTCGGTTCCGTCCTCGGCACACTCGCAGCGGAAGTAGGCGTAGGGACGACCCAGCTTGGTGGCCCCCAGGTTGTGGAACGTCGGCTCACAGCAGTAGGGGCAGAGGATCTTGGCCGAGAGGACTTCACCGAATCCATGCGTCTTTTCCATGCCCGAAGACTATCGACCGTCCTCCCGACTGTCAACAAAGTTTGTCGATTATTCCAACAAAGTTTACCCATTGGCCTCCGGGCCGGTATACTCCCGCCATGCTGATGACCACTACACAAATCGCCGCCCGCGCCGGACGCACCAATCAGGCGATACTGGCAAGGGCGAAGACTCTGGGCTTGCGGGCTACGTCCGTGCGGGGCCGTGTGCGGCTGTGGACGCGGGCTCAGGCCACAAGGCTCGCCAAGATGCCGCAGTACGGACGGCCCCCAAAGAACGCGACCCACTGAAAGGACACCCCATGAAACGCGCGAATGTGAAGGAGGAACTCTGATGTTCACAACATGGTCGATCAAACACGGCGAACTGACGGAAGCGGCAAAGGTCATGAAGCGGTCCTTCGCGGGTGCGTTGCGTAGAGGCATCGCTCTCAACGTGGCGATCAAGATGGCTGCCGATGCCGCAGACGATCACAACGCCAGCGAGGAAGAAGTCTCGGAGAACATGCTCCTGCTCCTGGCGGCGTGGGGCGAGGTTCACCGGGAGAGAACGGCCAAGCCAGCGCCGGGGTCTGACGCGACGACCGCCGACGGACGGTTCGTGAGCGGAGATGGGTATGGTGGAGAACGCCAATGAAGCTCGCGGGCTGCGACAACAGGTACAAGCCGATGAGGGCGTGGTGCGTGAACCGGGGCGGGATCGAACCGGAGAACATCATGCGGACGAAGGCGTGCGCCAACGCCTATGACCAACTCGAATATGGGCCGTTTCCCGTCATCATCGCCGACGCCCGGCACTACAAGGTCATCCGCAAGCCCACCCCCCGCGCGGGGAAGAAGAGGAGGGGGCGGTGAGCAAGTGAGAAAAGTCGGGCAACTGCATCCCGGCCGAGCCCAATGCTACGACCTTGCTCGCCCCCACGAGCATCGCAATCGACGCGGCGCTTGCCTGGGACCCGTCTATCATGTTCTTGGGGTTCACGAACGGCGTCCCGGCCCCAATCTGGCTTGTCGTGCTCGCGAAGTTGGCTATCGCGATGGCCATTCAGTTGAACTTATTGAGGGCCGCGCCACGCCCGCGACGCGCGAAACAGAACATCGTCCCGCCGCCGCCGCCCGTCTTCTGGGCGACGCGGACGTGGGTAGCTCCGTCGATGGGCGTAATGCGGAGTGTGCATGGTCCGTCGTCCGCGACCTTGAGCAAGTCCATGTTGTTGAGGACCGCACTGACGCTGACCGCCACGCCCCCGACGTTGGCCGTGATCGCGTTGGCCCAGACCTCGGTCCCCACCGGCGGAGACGCGGGCGTCGTGCCGTCCGAGCCCTGGATGGTCGCGTACTGGGTGCCCGTCGCCACCGAGCCGTAGGCCAGCGACGACCCAACGTCGGTATAGGGCCGCTCGTCGTACCCGATGATCTTCCCGTTGATGTCGCGGATCGGGAACCACACGCCGACAAAGAATGTCCCCGCCGTGATGGTGCCGCTCTTGGCGAAGTCGAGGTACACGGCATCACCGGGTCCCAGCCTGATGACCCCGGTGAGGGCCGTGACGTTCTGATCGGGGTTCTCGCCGTCGTTCGTGGACACCGACACCGGCGCGTGCCGCCCGATGGCGGTGTTGGCGGTGTTGACTTGGAGTAGGCTGAGCGCGTCGCGGAGCACGTTGTTCGTGAACTCCGCGCCGGGTGCCTGGGGTGCTTGCGTGGTCATTGCTGCGGCCTCCGTGCCTACTTGGTCTGGTGCGAATCCCGGCTCATCTGGGTCAGTTGCCCCTTGATCTCCCGCACGTCCCCGCTGATCTGGAGGATCGTGGTGTTGAAGCTGGACTGGATGCTATCCGCCTTGGCAGCGGCAAGGTCCGCCGACTTCTGGGCGCTGTCGGCGGAGGTCTGGGCCTTGTCGATGCGGGCGTCCCGCTGGTCGAGATAGCGGACGCCGATGACGGTCCACGCGACCAGCACGGACACAACCCCGCCGATGACCTGAAGCCATGCCCCAAGGGAGAGTCGAACGGCAACGGTCTTGTGCGCTGTCACGGTCGAATCTCCAGACATCCCCCGACTCCATTCAGGTTGCGGGCGTCGTGCCCTTAGATCAACGGAAGCACCGCCAGAGCACCACGGACAAAGGCCAGCACGCACGCGACAGCCGCGTCCGTTTCGTACTCTTCGCCCATGTGTTCAACCGCGATGGGTGCGAGCCGCGTGTACATATGGGCCGTGATTTCGTCCACCTTGCCCGAGCGTGAGTTGAGCACCGAATCGAGGACCACCTGAACGCCCTGCGCCGCGACGGTGAAGAACGCTTCCGCGCCCGCCGTGAACTTGGGCCAGAGCCGGTGTTTGCCGGTGATCGGGTCGATGGGCGAGTCGGGGTCTTCGACCATGAGCGGCACACCCGCCCCATCGCACTCGGCGAGCAGGCTGGCAAGGGCGAGGCGGAGCGGGGGGGCGATGCGGGGGGCGGTGATTGGCATGGCGGTACTGTACCAGCGTCCGGGCTTTGCGGTGAGGGCTTGGGAAGCCTGATCGGGCGTCATGAACCGCCCATTGACGTAGGCGAGCCCAGCCTTGAGCCCCCGGTCGATTTGCTCGTCCATCGGCAGGTCTTGGAATGGGTAATGCTCGCTCATGGCTGGCGGGGGGAGATGGTGCCGGGATCGCGGAGGGCCGGGGCGGTCCCCTTCTTCTCCTGGTATCCCAGCGAGTTGCCGAGTTTCTTCATGTATCTCTGTACCCACGGGTCGGGGCTGCGTGGGTCCACGACTTCGCGGAGGATCGGGTTGATGTTCTCCGCCGCGGCCTTGGCGTTCTCGACAAACTGCGCGCCGTAGACACCCCGGCCGTGCAGGTCCTTCGCCTCCGGGAACCCTGTCGCGGTGTGGCCGGTGGTCAGCGTGGCGGCGGTATCGACAGCGGGGCCGGTGAAGGGCCGGAGGTTCGACGCGACGGCCTCGCCCGCGCCCCGCCCGATGATCTCTTTGATCGGCTTGCCCTCGCGTGCGGCACCCGACGCGGCCTCGATCCCCAGCATCCGTGAGGCCCGCCGCAGGCCCGTGAACCGCTGCGGGTCGAAGTACACCACGGTCCCATCGTCCCGCGTCTTGATGTATACCGCGCCGTATGGGATTCCATACGGAGCGACTTGCCCCGTGCGGGCATAGTTGAGGATCGAGGGGACCACGAAGCTGCCGACGGTCCCGGCGATGGTGGACGAAACCATCCGAGCCCGCGCCGCCCCGTTCGCCGCCTTGAACTCGGGCATCTGTAGCAGCCGCCGCATCGCCAGCCGGTTGAAGTTGCGGCCCGCGACGATAAAGGGGGAGAGCCCGAGACTGCGGAGGACCCGCTGCGGTCCGCTCATCATTCGGGGGTTGTAGTTGCCGATGAGCTGGCTCACGGCCCTCTGAAGGTGCTCGTTCCCAGGCGGGATCGCCCCGTTCCTCTGGGCTTCCTCTGCCGCACGGACGACCGCAACGCGGGCGGCTGTATCCCAGGCGTGGACGGCTTTGCCCAGGTACGCGAACGGGTTGACCTTCGCGTTTATCTTGCCCGCCGTGGTGGTCGGCTCGGGCGTTCCGGGCCGGGCCGCGCCCACATCGTGCAACTTGGCGACGGCGGCGCGATACTCGGGCGAGTCGGCGATGGCGTCAGAGACGGCCTTGCCGATGCGGATTCCCGCGTCGGCCATGTTGAACCCCGGTTGACGGCGGAGCACGTCAAGCAGCCACCCGCCTGCCGTGGGCTTGCCCTCGGGGATGCCGCCAACCGCCATGATGCCGTTGCCCATGTGCGTGAAGGCGTCGGTGGGGGCCTGCATCTGTGCCGCGTTGAAGAACCGCGCCGCGAGGCTCGCACGTTCGGTCAACTCCGCGTTGAACGCGGCACGGAACTCCGTCGCGTGGGCCTTGTCCTTGAACCACATGTTGACCCAGTGCGTCCGCGCCCCGACCTGCTCCCCATCCTTGTCGAAGCGCGGCACACCCTTGATCTCGACGGGGACGGCGTGGGCGTCCTCCCATTCGGGGCCTTCGGGCTTGCCCTGCTTGAGCGAGCGGCGTTCCGCGATGCCGCTGTCCTCGACGGCCTGCATCGCCGCCCGCTTCTTGATCTCCGGCAGGTTGGAGAACATGTGCTCAAGTTGCTTCTGGTAATCCGTCTCGTACTTCGCGGCGGTCCCGCTGAACTGCTTGGAGTGGCGGCTTCCCCGCGTGAGCGTTTCGATCCCGCCGCCCTTGCCGCTGGGCTTGGCGTCGTCCATGACCGCCTTCATGTTCACAAAGGCATCCGTGAACTCGCCGTACCCCTCCGCCCCGCCCTCGCGGAGCTTGCCCTTGAGGGCTGTGTGGTGCTCCTGCGTCTCGGCTTGCGGGCCTTGCTTGTGGGCCTTCGCCTGGGCCTGGGCCTCGGGGCTGTGGACGTAATCGAGAAACGCCTTCTCATCAGGGAACGCCGAATCCCGCGTCCCCACCAGCGTCTTGACCTTCGCGGCTGCGGCGGTGTCACCAGCGTCCACAAGTTGCTGACGACGGCGGCGGAGATTGACCTCGGCGAGAGCGGTCCCGAACTTCTGGCGTGCCGGTTCATCCCCGTAGGTTTTGGGCATGACCCGCGTGATTCGGTCGGCGGCTTGGGCCTTGTTGGATTCAAGGCCCGACCCCGCGTACTCGCGGAGTGCCTGTGCCGCCTCGGGCGCGTCGTGGTGCGTCTTGGGGTACTCAACGCCGCGCAGCCGATCCACGGCGCGGGCGGCAAAGTCTTTGATGCCAGCGAAGATCCCGCCGCCGCCTTTGGGCCTGAGCGATGCCGATGCCGCCGCGCCCATCGCCTCGGTTGGCGTGCCGGGAACGGTTTTGCCGGTGGTTCCGGTGGCCGGGGGCGAGCCGAGTGGCGGGGCTCCACTTGGCCCCGTCTCGCCCGCGAGCATCTTCCGCAGCGTGGTCACGCCTTCGACAAGGCTCTCCCGTGGCTCGGCCCCCGTGTCCACGCCTGCCTCCTCAAGCTCAGCCCGAAGCTCGGCGTCGGTCATGCTTTCCGGCTTCTTATGGGACTCCGCAGATTCGCCTTCCGGTTGGGCTTGTGTGGTGCCTGTCGGTTGTGTAGGTTCAGTGCTGGGGGATACCCCTTTTGGAGATGCCCCATGCTGATCTTCCTTGGCGTTGCCTTCCTTTCCTCCCTCCCCGGCTTCTGCGGCTGGCGGCTTGACCGGCGGAGTCGCGCCCGCCGCGCCCTCATTCGGACCCGGCTGGGCATCGCGGAGGACTGACAGCTTGCCCTCGATCCACGACCGCACCTTGTTCGTCGGCACGCCGTGCGCCTGCGCCAGCGCTTGCAGGTCGGGCTTGCTGAGGGCCTTGAGGTCGGCGGGGATCGGGGGCTTTGGCTTCAGGTCTGGATAGTCCTTGAGGACTTCGGGGGGGACGGGCTTGCCCTGCCGCAACGCCTCCGCGACGGCGTTTCTGTGTGGGTCGAAGATCGACCTTGTTCTTGCAAAATCAACATCGGCCCCGGCCCCAGCTAAGGCTTCGAAGGTGTACGTTTTTGGGCCTTTGCCGACACGCCGACTCGCGACAGAGCCGCGCAGCCCTCGGGTAGCGCCCCAGTCCCTGGCCTCGGCTTCTGTGGCAAATCTGGGGGAGGTAATCGATTCCACGCCCGCCGCTTGGCCGATTTCGCCGCCGCCCTGCCATTCCTCCCGCGTCATCTCCCACGGCTGCTTTACATCTGGTACGGGTTGCGAGCCCGCATTGCCCGCGCCTGAAGTTCCTTCGGCCCCGGCTTTGACTTGCGGGGCTGGCGGAGCAACTTCCCGCCCTTGTCCGCTTGGTTGAACTCCCGGCTGACCTTCTGCGGCGGGCACTTGCCCTTGGCCTTCGCCGGGCTGTGTGCGCACATTGCCATGAACCGCGCCTGTTTCGCCGTTTTGCTGGGCATTGGTTGCCTCCGGTGGTGTTTCGAGTGACGATGCCGGGCCGAACATCGACGGGGCTTCGCGTGCGTCTGGGGGCAACCCAGCACGAACACGGGCGATCTGGTACCGCGTGTACGTCCGCTGCCATTCGCTGCGGGCCTGCTCAAACCGCCCCGCCAAGTCCTCAATGTCTTTGGGCTCGCCGCTGGGCTGCATCGCACGCTTGGCCTCGTCCATCGCGGCCTCGGACTGGTCAAGTTTGGCGCGAAGGGCCACGACTTCGGGCGGCTCCGGCGTAGACTTCGCCGATGTCGCCTGAGCAGCTTCGGGAGATTGGGCTGGCGTTTGACCGCGTGCTTGCGAAGGCGCGGCTTGAGCCGCCTGCCCCTGAACTTCTGGCGCGGCAGCGGGCGTGGTTCCGGGGGCGGCGGGTTCCGGTGCTGGACCTGCCCCGGCTTCTCTCGCCGCAAGAATCTCCCCCTGCCCCGGCTCGTTGAGGCGGGATTGGATCGCGGCTCGCCTCTCCCGGCCAGCGGCGGCAATCTCGCCGGGAATCTGCGCCCCACGGGCGATCCCGTGCAGAAGCACGCCCTGCCCCGCGCCCTGGGCCCATGCCTTGCTCACGTCCCCCATCGTCCCATCTTCCATCGACCGCCGCGCCGCCGAGAAGTTGCCTGTGCCGACCGAGCTTTGCAGGAGCGATTCGACTTCGCCCGCGATCTTTGGGCCGACCTTGGCCGCGATGCCGCCGAGCATCTTCTGGACTACCGGGCTCTCCATCATCGCTTCACTGGGGGCGTGCGTGATGAGCATGGCGGCAAGGGACTTGGGTTCAAGGAACTGCGCGGGCATCGCGGCAAGGCTCCCGACGAACGCGCCCACTGGCTCTTTCTCGCCCCTGGCTGCGGCCTCGCCTTCTGCGATGTCCTGCTCCTGCTTGGACATCCCCATCGCAAGCCGTGTGTACGGATGCTCCTGAACGTCCGAGTATTCCGGCTGGTCGGGCCATTGCGAGAAGTCGAAGTTTCCTTTGCCGATTTGCTCGATTGCGGTCTTGGCGTGGAATCCTAACTCGCGGGCCTGCTTGTAGATCGCGTCATAGGCGTCAGACGCCAGCCGCTCCGCCGTCCGGCCAGCCGCAACGTCGAGCGGGCCGAAGCCGCCAGTCGGAGCCCGCGCCGCCGCTTGTTGCGTGGCGATGCCTTGTTGCTCAGTCATCGCGGACTGGACCGCCGCCGCGTTCTTGGCACGCTGGGCGTCGAGGGCCGACGGCTCTTGGTAAGCCTTGTAGACCCCGCCGGTTGCCTCCCCCGGCACGCCGACAAGGTGGGGGGGCTGAGGTGGGGTCTGGGGAGCGGGAGGGTACAGGCGGTCAATAACCGCGTCCCATTGGTCCCCTGCGGGCTGGGCTGGCTGGCTGGGCTGTAGGGCTGGCTGATAACCAGAACCGGACGTAGCAGGACCGTAGGGCTCGCCGTAGTCGTGGGAAACGGGGTCCGGCACGGTCTGGTCAATGACCCGATCCCAGGGGTCCGTGTTGGTCGGGTAGGCGGTCAAGGGCGGGATTCCCCGTTTGTTTCATGACGGCACTGCGCTGCCTGTCGCGGGCTCTCCCCGCGCACCATGCCGGAGATTCCCACCTTAGCTTGGCACGCCGAACAAGAGACAGCGTACCCGAACGTCGTTGGTCCCAGCGGCCCCACCGCTGACGGGGACGGCTTCGATCTTCGTGATCGCCCCGGTCCCTTGGGCCGACACGCCGAACTGCATGACCACGTTGCGATCCCGCCGCTGCAGGTGGGTCACGCCATTGACCGTCGTGCGAATGTCCACGGCCTGCGGGGGCGATTGGCCCTGTGCGTTGGCCTCGGGGTCGATGATCACCGCCCCGCACTGGAACGCCGTCAGCGGGGACGCCGACGAATCCCAGAGCGTGACCGCCGATCCACCGCCGACCACGTTCGCGGTCACGTCGTGGGCCGCGTCTTGGACGCTGAACGTCTTCGCCGGGTCGATGTCGAAGCCCTTGGACTCAGCCCCCAGGACCGCCGACATTGACGACGAGACGGTGAGATTCACGTTGCTGCTCATTCGGGCTCCTCCTCATCGGGAGATTCTTCGGGGGTTTCGTCGTGCGTGGGTTCGGCGGCGGCTGGCGGCGGCTGGCTCTGTTGCACGGGTGCCGACTGTGCCGCGTAGGTCTGTGCCGCGATGGTCTTGAGTGCCGCCCGGTCCTTCGGGTCGCGTGGGTTGGGCGGACGGCCCGCGTGGATCTCAAAGGCCGTCGCCGCCGCCCGCATCGATTCGATCATCGGATCGGTCGCCCCTTGCTGACCCTGCGTCACGTCCATGTTTGGCCGCGTGTTCTGCATGAGCCCGGAGGGACGCTGGCCGGTTGCCTGAATCCACCGCTGCTCATCGGGCGTCAGTTGGTCGGCGGTCTTTGTGTAGGGCCTGCCATTGCTGTCGTTGAAGCGGTAGACTCCCGGCGATGCTTGCGATGCCTGAACTGGCTGAGGCTGGGGTGGACCTTGCGGGGGTGTTCCCGTCGCCGTGGGTGTGGCTGGTGCCGCCGCTGGGTTGGTCGTGGGGGCTGGCGTTGGCGACGCTTGCGGCGTGGACGGACCTGTACTTGCCGCGTACGCCGCCTTCGCCTTGTTCAAACGGTCCAACGCTTCTGGGATAGCGTGGTTGCCGAGCTTGCCAGGCAGCCGGCTCATGAATCCGCCGCTCTCGGGCAGGGCGTCGTACGCCGCCTGCGCCGCATCAAGCTCATCCTTCGCGGCCTTTGCAGCCGCCACTTTGCCCTTGGGTGTCGCCGTGTCCGGCTTCCCGTTGTCCCCGAGCCCACGGGAGTTCAACTCATCACGGAGGGCGCTGGCCGTCGCGGGGTCTGGGGGCTTCCCGTTCGCTGGGTCGCCCTTCGATGCGGCGGCGAGCCCACTGGCAAGCTCGGCGTCGGTCGCGCTGGCGTACTTGCTCGGCTTGGCCGCTGGCTTCTTCGCCTTCCGCTGATCTTCGTAGTACCGCTCGACCATCGGCTTCACGTCGTACCCGGCCTCCGCGATCCGCTGCATCACGGCGAAGTCGGGGTGCTTGGCGAGGTCGGGATCGGCCTTGCTCAACTGGTCAAGCAGGGCCTTACTCCGCGTGGTCTGTTGTGAGATGGCGTCGGCCTTGGCCTTGTCCTTCGCTGCCGCCGCGTTGCTCGCCGCGTTCTTGTGGGCCTCTTCCTGAGCAACGAAGCGGTAGGCCCCCGCGAGGTCGCCGCCCGTGTCGCGGATGCCCTCCAGGTACCCCGCCCGTGGGTGCGTCCCGTCCGCGATGGTCGGATCGTGCTGGGCGAGACGGTCGAAGAGGTCTTTATTCCGCTGGACCTGATCGACGTGGGCGCGGGCCTGGGCCTCGGTCGCGGCCTGCTGATGGGCGAGGTCGCGTCCCGCCTGGATGCCCGCCCGAATCATGTCCGACTCGAACACGTCCTCCGGATTGACCGCCGCGCGCGGGGCACCGTACCGGGCCGAAGTCGGTTGGCGGAACCCCGTCGAGCCCGTGCGGGGGCTCTGGGTCTGCGGGCGGGGCGAGTTGATCTTGATGGTCGCCATTAGAAGCTGAACCCGCCCGGCTGCGTGAGTTCAAGGGTGCTCCGCTGGGGCGGAAGTTGATAGGGGTTCTGGCCGTTGGGGTCGTAGCCGTAGAAGTTGCCGCCGAACCCGGCAGGGGTCATGTTCAAGCCGCCGCCGTAGGCGTTGGACTGTTGCCCGCTCGCCCCGTACCACGGGAACATCGAAGTCGCCGGAACCCCGCCAGCGGCCCCGCTTCCAGACACCCCGCCGCCGTAAGGACCGCCAAAGGCCCCGTTCCCGTACCCGCTCCCGCCCGCAACTTGGGACGCCAGCGGTGCGAACGTGCTGCCTAGGCCGTACCCGTAGGCCCCGCCCTGGCTCACACTCCCTTGGTCAATGGCCGCGCCCGCGATGCCACCCAAAGCCCCGCCCACCGCCGTCCCGACGCCGGGGGCGATGAACGAGCCGATGACCGCCCCCGCGATGGGGAGGGCTGTGCCAAGGAACGAGTGTTTCTGCCGGGGCTGGCTGGCGATTGCTTCGGCTTCGCCGTACAGGTTCGGGTTGGGCTGGTAGACGTACCCGGCCTTCTGGGTCGCCACGTTCTCGTCCACGCCCGCGAGGTTCCGCTGTTCGGCTTCACGGGTCCGCGCCGCGAGCGAGTCGTAGACGCTGGAGTTACTGAGCCCACGGGCGGCAAGGGACGATTGCAGCGTCCCCAGGTCCTCGGTGGCCTGCCGCGTGATGTCCGAGCGGGCCTGCGTTCCGGCCCCCTCCAAGAGACCAAGTTGCTGGGCAGACGCCGAGCGGCTGGCGGTGTCGTACGACCGCATAATCTCGCGGATGGACGAGGGGAACATGGAGTACGGGTCGTCCGCCCCCGACTGGGCCTTGGCCGCAGCCTTGGCCGCTGACATGGTGTTGTAGAGGTTCGTGACGCCGGAGGCGGTTGATGGCGTGGGGTTCCCCCGCGCGACGCGCCCCATCGGGTTGTACGGGTTGGCGGCAACCATGCGGGGAGTGTACCCAGGTTCCCGTCTACGCGGGCTCCACGATCAGCCAACCCACCGTCGATTTATCGAGGGCAGTGTCCGAAGCGATGTCAAAGGACGTGCCCGCGACCACGTTGGCGAGCGAGAGGTTCCCGTGGACGCCGCCCGCGACCTGACGGCTCAGGAACACCCGCGAGTTCGCGGTGACTTTGGTCGTGTTGACCGTCACGATCCCGGCCACAAGCACCGCTGTCCCCATCGTGGCGTTGGTCCCTTCCTTGACGTAGAAGCCGTTGCCCGCCGTCCCGAGTTTGAGGTCCACCGACAGCACGTTGGACACGAGCAGTCCGTTGACGCCAAGGCTGGCGAGGTTCGTGGCCGTGTCGAGCCGGACCCCGACCTTGCCCGCCGAGAAGCGGAGGCCCGAGATGTTCTGCCCGGTCCCGTTGACGATGAGGTTGATGGCCGCGCCGTTGGCATTCGCCGTGAGCCCGCTGCCGGGATCGGGCAGAAACTTGAGCCCCCCCGCCGCGTCGAACGCGAGGGCCGGGTTTGTGTCACTCAACAGCACGTTGAACACGCCAGCCTCGGTCAGTTCAACGCCGCTGCCGACGATGAAGGGTGTGTCAACATTGAGCCGCTGCCCTGCACGCCGGAGCCGGTCGCCGGATACAGCGTTGCGGTCGTAGCTCATGTCTTGATTCCCACAAACTCGGATGGGGGCGTGGGCATCGCTTGGTCCTGCGGCTTCCAGAGGTGGAGGCAGTGCGGATGGTTGTTGACGTACTCGGACGCGGCCGGATGGAACTGAACCACCCACTCATCATCCCGCCAGAACATCCGCTTGACGGCGCACATCTCCTGCCAAGTCGGGCAACGGTCGGGCAAGCTCACGGAGACATGATCCCAGCCGCCGCCCCACGAGACGATGATCCGCATGCGCCCCATCTGAATCGCCCCGCCATCATCATCGTCGCCACCAGCGATCAGGCGGGCATTCGCGTGGTTCTTCAGGACGTTGGCGATTGTGTCTGGAATCCTCACGCGAACACCTCCCGCCGAACCGCGAAGCCCAAGCACCGCAGGAGATTGGTGAAGTACAGGGAGATCATGGCTGCCTCGTCACGGTCACGACCACGCGGGGATTCGCCTTGTCGTAGTCGATCTCCACCGGCAGGTGCGTCAGGCCCGCGTCATCGCTCACAAGTCCGGCGTCCGTGATGCCGTCGAACGCCGCCTTCATCGACGCGAGCAGGTTGTCACGGTCGCGTCTGCCGCGACGGGCGAAGCAGAAGCGGCACGCGACGGACGCCCGCTCCCAGGGTGCCCCGTCGTTGGAGAGGATCAGGGGCGACGTTCGGTAGCAGGCGAGTTGCCGGTACTTCTTGATCTTCGCCGCCTTGCCTAGCCGTCCGCCGCGCGAGCCGACCGTGTGATTCGGGGAAAGCTCACGGGGAGGAAGGGGCAGTTCGATTGTGACGCTATCGGTCATCGCCGTGGCCCTGCTGGTGCCAGAAACACCGTCAACTCCTCGAGCCCGCCCCGCGTTTTCTTCCCCACCTGCCGCAGAATCAACTGGTGTGCCCCGCCCGTCTGCTTGAGGCTCACAGGGTGCTGAAAGCCCGTGTCATCCTCAAAGAGCGTGCCGCTCGCTACCGCCGACGCCATCGCAGTATCGACGTCCATCCGCTCAATGTCCTCGGGGCTCTTGCCCACGACCCAGAACCAGTCCCAGGCCCCCGTCCCGGCAACACCCGTCGCGTGGAACTCCACCGCTTCACTCTCGATTGACCCGTTGCCCAGGCGGATTGGCGCGAACCGGACGTACCGCTGAATCTCCGAGCCGTCGTCGGTCAGGGCGTCGGGGTTGGGCCGCTGGATGTACCCGTCGTTCCCGCCGATCAGGAACTCCCGATCCTTGTCCTCCCCGCCCACGATGGAGCACGCGCCCCACGGCCCGAACCGCTGGGGGTACCTCACCGCAAAGAAGTTGTCCCCGTCCACGTCGTACTGCCAGTGCTTGCTGAGTGTGCCGTCGAGGGCCTGCAACCAGATCATGACCCGCCGCCAGAACGAGTCGTACCGCACGATGACGCGGGTTGTGGCGATGTTGATGCGGTCCAGCACCTTCTTCATCCGCTGGCCGCTGACGTTCTCAGGGAGCCCACCCTTGCGCAGCCTGTAGAAGCCCGCGTTCCCCATGAAGTACAGGACGCCGTTCTCATCGAAGCACCAGGACCGCTGCGAGATGACGCCGGTCTGGTCGCTGAGCGTGTGGATCTCGCCCCCGCTGCCTGGGTCGCCCACGAGCCAGTACAGCTTCGACTCGCACCCGTAGAACAGGTAATCGTCCCGCCCCGCGATGAGGGCGTTGATGTTCTGGCCTACCTGCCCGATCTTGGGGTCATTGAGGGCAAGGGCGCACGTCGCCAACGGCGAGGCCCCGAAGTCCCAATCGAGCGGGTTCCCGCGTCGGCTGATGTAGCTGACCGAGTGATTGTTGGGCTGGTTGGCGAGCACGATCGCGCCCCGGTAGTTGGCGATGAGCGAGCACCGCAGCGGGAGCGTGCCTTTGCCAACAGCCGTCACGCGGGCCGCGTACGAGCCCACCGAGCCGCCCGTGACGTTCCCCGCCGTGTCGGTCGTGACGGAGATGACCTGCGAATCGATCCCGTCCACCGCGAATATTTTCGCGCGGCCATCGACGGGATCGATCAGGGCGGTAGCGTCAGGGTTAGGTCCAGAAA